AAACAACCTAAAGCTTATTTTCAACAGTTTGGTATGGTCGTAGGTGATGAAGCACATAATTTTAAAGCCAAATCATTAACAAGTATTCTTACTAAATGTACTGAAGCTCGATATAGATTTGGAATGACTGGTACTCTTGATGGTACACAAACACATAAGCTAGTCCTTGAAGGATTATTTGGTCCTCATAAAAATATAACAACTTCAAAAGCACTCATTGATAGGGGAGACTTAGCTAACATATCTATAGATATTATATTACTTAAACATAAAGAAGAAGTATGTAAAGTAGTATCTAAAATGAAGTACCAAGATGAGGTAGATTATATAGTCACCTGTGACGCGCGAAATAAATTTATTAAGAATTTAGCTTTAGACCAGAAGGGTAATACATTAATTTTATTCCAATTTGTAGAGAAGCATGGTGAACCACTATTTAGAATGATTGATGAGGCTGCTAAGGGATTATGGGGAATGGGTAAAAGAAAAGTATTCTTTGTAAGTGGTAAGGTCCCAGCTGATATACGAGAAGAGATAAGAGCTATAACAGAGACAGAGAAGGATGCTATCCTTGTATGTTCTTATGGTACATTCTCTACAGGTATAAATATAATTAACTTACATAATATAATTTTCGCTTCTCCTAGTAAGAGTCAGATAAGAGTATTACAATCAATTGGTAGAGGATTAAGAAAAACAGATAAAGACACTACATTATATGACATAGCAGATGACTTACATTGGAAATCTAAAAAGAACTATACATTAAATCATTCAGCAGAAAGAATAAAAATATATGCTAAAGAAAAATTTAAATTTAAGATACATGAAGTTAAATTATTATAAATACTAATATGGCAATAGACGTAAATAACTATCCTGATAAATTAGAAGATGTTCCCGTTAAACTATTTAAATTAGTATCTGGCGAATCTATCATTGCGTATGTACATAAGTTAGATGATGCTCCTCCAGGTTTAATAGGATTAGAAGAACCTATGACTGTAATAGTCGAAGATGACCATCATTTTACAATAACTCCTTGGTTGCCATTTGCAGAAAGTAAATTACACGTATTAGAAGACTTTAATGTTATGTTGACTACAGATGTTAATTTAGAGTTTAAAGCACATTACATGAGAACCATCCTTGATTCTTCTAGACATGATGGAATTAGTGAACGTGATGAGGCTGAACTTCGTAAGATGAGAGGGAATGCTTCACTCCACTAGAACCTATATCTAGTCTCCCCGAATATACTATTCTATTATACCATATAAATAGACAAAAGTAAACAGATTTTGGAAAAAAAAATATAAAATAATTAGCTGTTTACTTTAGGGTATAATTATGATATAATGTATATAAATGGAGATAGTATGACTGAAAAAATTAAGCCTAGAGAAAAACCCCATTACGTAAATAATCGACAGTTTTCATATGCTGTAGTTGATTATGTAACTGATGCAAACGAAGCTAAGACACGAGGAGAAAAAAATCCTGTAGTAACAGATTATATTGCCATATGTTTTATGAAAATCTGTGAAGGCCTTTCCCATAAACCAAACTTTGTACGATATACTTATCGTGATGAGATGGTTATGGACGGAGTAGAGAATTGTCTTAAAGCAATATATAATTATAGAATAGATGCAGCTACCCGTACGGGAAAACCAAATGCATTCTCATATTTTACTCAAATAGCTTACTTTGCTTTTATACGAAGGATCGTTAAAGAGAAAAAACAAGCAGATATCAAATTTAAATTTATGGAGCAAGCAAATATTGAAGACTTTGTTTCATCTATAGATATTAATAGTCCTATTGACCAATCATTCCTTGATACACTTCGTGAGAAGATAAGTAAAGTTAGGGAATCTGATAAGGCTATAAAAGATTTTTCAAAAGAACAAAAAGAAAAAAAGAAAAAAGGACTTGAAAAGGTAATGAATGACTCATAGAGATATATTAATTATTGGTTATGGTGTTGTAGGTCAAGCTGTATATAATGGTCTTAACAAAGACGAAATGAATTATATACAGATTTTAGACCCACCAAAAGATATGAATATATTAGATGATGGTATTAATGACTATTCAGATTATGGTTATTATGACGGCATTATAATATGTTTACCTACACCCAAGGGACCAAGAGGTGAATGTGATGATATGATGGTTGAGCAATACCATACAGAAATACGTTCAGTAGCTCCAGCAGTACCTATCCTTATTAAGTCAACTATATCACCCGAATTAGTTGAATTACTTGAAGAGGATTTAGACTTAACATTTAATCCAGAATTTTTGACAGAAGCTGATTCAAAAGAAGAGTTTTGTAATCAAAAGTTTGCTATATTTGGTGGTGAAAATGCTAGATATTGGTATTCAATATATATGAATGCTGGTATACGAATGAATTCCGTTAAGTTTACTTCTATAAAAAATGCATGTTATGCAAAATATGCTATTAATTGTTTTCTTGCAACTAAAGTTATATTTTTTAATGAGTTAAAGAATATGTATTGTGATGAAGGATTTGATGAAGTAACAGAGTTAATAGCAATGGATGAACGTATTGGAAAAAGTCATATGATGGTTCCAGGATTAGATGCGAAACATGGATTTGGTGGTATGTGTCTTCCAAAAGATACATTAGCTTTTGCTACTTCTGCTTCTAGAAAAGGTTCACCATTAAAATTATTAGAAGAAGCTATTTTAATTAATGGTCAAATACGAGAATTTTCAGAATGAAAGTAGGATTTACATGTTCCCCATTTGATTTATTACACGCTGGCCATATAGAAATGTTACGTGAGTGTAAGGAGAATTGCGATTATCTTATATGTGGTATTAATACTAGACCTAATAAGGGTGGTAAGTTTCCAATTCAAAGTCTTATGGAAAGATATATTCAATTATCAGGCGTAAAGTATGTTGATGAAATTATACCATACGAAAATGAAGAGGATTTAGTTAATATGCTTAAGCTTAAAAAACCTGACGTAAGATTTGTTGGCGAAGACTATCATGGAAAACATTTTACTGGTGATGACTTAGAGATAGAAATATTTTATAATAATCGTGAACATCCATTTTCCTCAAGGGAACTTAAAAATAGAGTTATTCATTGGTCATTTGAAGGTAAAACTTATTATTCTAAAGATGATACTGAAAAACATCCTGCAAAAATTTCACACGAATGAAAGTAGATAAAGAAACGATATGGCATTTTGTATGTCTATACTGTTCAGCTTATTGGAGCATACCTACTATGGAACATGAATGGGTTCCTACTAAATTATATTGTCCTCACTGCGGAAAAGAAAATGAAAATAGCACTACTCAATGATACCCATTGTGGTGTTAGAAATTCATCACAAATATTTATAGACTATCAAGAAAGATTTTATAACGAAATCTTTTTTCCATACTGTAAAGAAAATAACATTAAACATATAATACATCTTGGTGATTATTATGACCATAGGAAGTTTGTAAATTTTAGAGCATTAAATGCTAATCGAAAACATTTCCTTGAACCATTAACAATAAATGGTATGACAATGGATATAATTCCAGGGAATCATGATGTGTTTCATAAGAATACAAATGACCTCTGTTCTCTTAAAGAACTCTTAGGATATTATACCTCAAACATTAATATCATAATGAAACCTTCTACGTTAAACTATGATGGATTAGATGTTCATTTATTACCATGGATTAATCCAGAGAACTATAACCATTCAATGGAATTTATAAGAAAAAATAAAGGTATACTTCTAGCCCATCTAGAGTTGACTAACTTTGAAATGATGAGGGGTATTAAACAACCAAAGGGAAGTGGAATGAGTGCTGAACCATTTAAACATTTTGATTTAGTATTATCTGGACATTATCATGTCTCATCACAACAAGATAACATAAGATACCTTGGTTCTCATATGGAATTTACTTGGGCTGATGCTCATGATGATAAACATTTTCACATATTTGATACAGGAACAAAAGAAATCACACCAATACATAATCCTATAAGATTATTTGAGAAGATACATTATGATGATACAACTCAAGATTATGATAATTTTGATATAAATATATGTATAGACAAATTTGTTAAGGTGATTGTGGGTAATAAGTCGAACCCATTTATGTTTGACAAGTTTGTTGAACGAATATCAGAGCTTGAAACACATGATCTAAAGATAGCTGAAAACTTCTCTGAATTCTTAGGTGAGAATGTTCTTACTAAAATAGAAGATATAGAAAATACAACCGACTTAATGGCAAGTTATATAGATGGTGTGAATACAGATTTGAATAAGGATAAGTTAAAGACCCTTATGAACTCTCTATATAACGATGCCCTAGACATGGAGATACAATAATGAAACAAGAAATAAGACACAGATTAGCATGGTTAGCTTTAGCTTTTGCAGTATTAGTAGTAGTACTGATGATGAGTGGCTGCGCAATGTTTGAAGAACAGATAGCTACTATGCAAGCCTCGTTAGGTTTTGCTGGCGATAAAGAAATTATAACATGTACAAGCAATACGGAAACTGGATGCGAAGGATGGGTAGCAAGCGAGACAACAACTACGGAATAATTCCAATATCATTAGTATGCATACCATTAATATTAGTTTTAATAAGCTATGCGGTATGGGGAGAAATTGGAAGCTCAGAAGTTGTATGGACTGACTTTAGTCCTCAACCAACCGCAGTGTTTATTGAAGAAGAAATAACTACGATTGATAAAGAAAAATATCGTAAATATTTTGAAGATAGAGAATTAGTATTAATGGTGCTTGGTGGTATCGAATGGTGGACCTTAAACTGTGGGAAACTAACAGGCACCGGTAATTACTTTATGAATCTTGGTGTTGAAAAACATAATATAACTGAAGAAGAAATGCAAGGTTCTATGATTTTTCAAACCGGACATTTTGCAGCAGCACTATATAATAATTGTGATGTATTTTTAGAGCAAACAAAAAGTATTGGTTTAAATATAATGCTTGAAAAAACATCACAGGAGACTAAACTTGATACAGTTCCAGAAATTAGTATTTAAAAACTTTCTTTCTACCGGCAACAACCCAATAACCATTCATTTAAATAAGAGTAAATCTACTCTTATTGTAGGTAATAATGGGTCTGGTAAATCAACAATCCTTGATGCATTATCCTTTGCTTTATTTGGTAAAGCACATAGGAATGTTAATAAGAATGGATTAGTAAATTCAGTTAATGGAAAGGGCTGTGAAGTATCAGTAGAATTTGAGACTGCCGGACATCAATTTAAAGTGGTTAGAGGAATAAGACCAAACATATTTGAGGTGTGGCAGAACGATAAAATGATAGATCAGACTTCTTCGGTAAGGGATTATCAAAAGTTTTTAGAACAAAATATTCTTAAATTGAATCATAAATCCTTTCACCAGATAGTAGTCCTTGGTTCTAGTTCGTTTATCCCTTTTATGCAATTAAAGTCTCATGATAGGCGTGATGTCATCGAGGACCTCCTAGATATAAACATATTCTCTAAGATGAAGGTTATACTGCGTGAAAGAAACTCTCGAACGAGGGAACTGGTAAGGAATTCTAAAATATCGGTAGATGCACAAAAGGATAAGATTGAATATCAGAAAAAACATTTAAACCAATTAGAAGAAATAAATAAAGAAGCAAAACAATCTTTTGATGAAGAAATTAAAGACTGTGAAGAAAAACTTAAAGCCTTCAGATTAGAATTAGAAAAATATCCATACGAACTTGAACAAAAATTAAAAACTTTAAGAAATATAAAAGATGAGTTAAGTACTCAAAAGGGTAAGTGTAATCATATTATGACACATCTTGTTGATACAGCTAAGTTTTTTGAGAATAATAATGATTGTCCTACATGTACTCAAGAAATTAATAAACAATTAAAGAATGCAATGCTTATTGAAGTTAAACAACAGGCAAAAAAGACTCAACAAGAAATGGAACACAATGAGACAAAATATAATTCTACTTCCTTAACAATAGAACAAGCAAGAGATGATATTAATTCTATGCTTGATATCAATAGGAAAATTAATTGGTGTTCAGATAGAATAAATGACTTAACAAATAAAAAAGTTACAGAAGTTGATATGAATCAACCAATGAATGATTTAATTGATATGACTTATAAGCTTGGTGAGATGCAAGAAACTTTTAATGATGGCACAAAAGATTTATTATATAACGGTGTGGCTTCTGAAATGTTGAAGGATACTGGCATAAGAACTAAAGTAATAAAAGAATATCTACCCGCAATGAACACTCTTATCAATAAGTACCTTCAGGTTTTAGAATTCTTTGTAGCTTTTAATCTTGATGAAAACTTTCAAGAGACAATTAAGTCAAGACATAGAGACAAATTTGTATATGATAATTTCTCAGAAGGTGAGAAGATGAGGATTGACTTAAGCTTATTATTTGCTTGGCGTCAGATAGCAAAGATGAAGAATTCGACAAATACAAATCTCTTACTTCTAGACGAGACATTTGATTCATCTCTTGATGAGGATGGTGTGGATAACCTAATGAAGATTCTTTTAACTTTGGAAGATGGGACAAATACATTTATCATCTCACATAAGCCAGATATGCTTGAAGGTAAGTTACAAGATAAGATTGTGTTTATCAAGAAGAATAATTTTTCTTACGTTTCTTAGAAAAATATTCTATAACATCCCCTTCCTGTAGAAAAATATTACTTTATGCGCATAAAGGCACACGAAACCATCGATATATGG